CAACTATTGAGTTTGAGGATGAAGATAATCAATAGTTGTAGTTGAGTTGGTGCCTATTGAAATACGTTATGTATAACTCGTATATGTTATGTTAAACTCAACACATCATGTTAGCAATGAGATATATATAGACGTAGATATATCAACGCTCGCAGACGTTTCGTCAGTTTAACACAATACCTATTAAGTTAAACTCAAACGATAACAGAGTTGATGTTACGTATAGTAATCATAAAGTTCGTATTTGGTGTGTTATACGAACTATGGCAGTATGACTGCGTTGTAGAGTGAACACATTATATATACGAACTATTAATTGATGTTTAACGAACTTTATATGATATGGTATTTGAAAAAAATAAAATCCCCCAAAATAAATTTGATAATAAATACGTAGGTAAGGCCACATGATTTTTATATTATTTTTTTAACTTCAAAATAAAATAGTGTGTTTTCACCGGGGAGAATTTTGGGTTGGATTCCTAAGACGTCTAAGTTTGCGAACGTGTGATGATGCGAAAATTATTATAAAAGTTTGCGGTGGTTGACGTTCCTCCATGAAAGCACACTAATCAAATAGTAAATGAGGTGAGAATAGTGAAAGTAAAACTATTTACTTACTGGAAAGATGGAATACTTGAATGTACTTGTCCTGTTAAAAACAAATGTAATAAAAACCATGGGTGTGAGGAACTTGATTTTATAATAGATAATTCTTTTAGTGCTAGTGAATGTATGAAACATACAAGTTACAACAGGGTTAAAAGTAGGATGCAACAAAGAAGATAAAAATAATAAAGAGGGTGAGTATATGGATGAAGCAAAACAAAATAGGAGAGTACTTTATACTTATCTGAAAAAAGAATACGGGGGAAAAAGAGCTCTCGAATTATTGCATGAAAATAATGAAAATTTATTTGGACCTCATGGGCTCGCGTATTGCCTTGGGGAAAAGAACCTTGAATTTTTTTGTCTTTACTTTTTGCAAGATACTTTTGTTCCCAAACCTAACAACACTAATAGAAATTTAGCTCCTGTACATTTAGAAATATGGCACGAGTTACAAAAGATGTTCATAGAAGATTTGTGGGATAAGGAAGAATTTATTTTACCTCGTGGAATTGCTAAATCGACTATTATAAATAAGGCTTTAACGTGTTACCTTCATTGTTATAAAAAATCTATATATACAATTGTTATAGGCAAGAAGGATTCAGACGCTGCACAATTCATATCCGATACACGCAAAATGTTAGAAAATCCATTTATAGTTAAAGCATTTGGGGTATTGATAGATAGAAAGTTTGGAGTTCTGAATAAACAAGAAATAGTCTTGGGGAATAGAACTAAGATACAAGCTTTTAGTTCAGGAAGTAGTGTGCGTGGTACGACATTTGGTTCTGTAGATGGAATATCAAGGCCTAGTACAATTATACTTGATGATATATCTTCCGAGGATGACATACTAAATGACCATGCTAAAGAAAAAATATTAAATAAATTTTATAAAGAGATTGCAGAATCTGGTGATGCAGCGGTTATCCGTGATGGTGTCAAAATTAAATCAGCCAGTAAATTTCTAGTAATAGGAACTCCACTTGCTCCTATTGATTTTATTAATTCTATTGCAATGGACGTAACGTTTAAGGTATTGCATAGAAGAGTTGTGGACTTTGATGTAGATAAATATTTTGATAATAATAAGTATTGGCAACATTATAAAACTTTATTGTTCAATGATAAAATTGATAAAGAAGATAAAGATATTATGTTAAAGAAATATTATACAAAATATAAATCTGAAATGGTCTTCCCTACGATATGGGAAAAATATGAATGTGATATTTTAGCACAAAAGTTTTTTAGTAAAAGAACTGCATTTATGCAAGAGTTAATGTGTGATTGTCAGAACGTAGGTAATAAGTGGTTTAAAAGCATACGGACTCAAAGCACGGAGGATATTGAAGCACATATATTTAATAAGACCATGCTTCAATGCGATCCTGCAAGTGCGGTAAATGATAAAGCAGATTCTAGCGCAATAGCAGTTGGGTCAATTTGTAATGCTAACGGATTTACATATATAAGAAGAGGTATCCTTGTTAAACTAGGGTTTATGGATTTATGTAAAAAAATAATTGAATTAATTAAATTATATAAGGATATAACTCATGTATCAATAGAAAAAAATCTATATATGGGTACTGATGTATTAAAGATTCAAGAACTAATGGCCTTGGATGATGAATTTAAAAATAGGAAAATTACATTTTTAAATAAAATGCAGAAAACTAATAAGGATGAAAAGATAGCAACAATAATAGATGCTGTAAATACAGGACAGATAATCTTTAATGAAAATGATACAAAATTTATAGAGCAGATACAAGATTTTAGCGGACAAAAGTTTACTGTTCATGATGATGCTATTGATACAGTGGCACAGTTTACCATTGATATTAAAGAAATTAAAGTTATACAAAACTTTAAGATTGAATGGGTTTGATTTATAGTTATTAAAGACGTAGTGATACGCCTTATTTTTATGTCCTGAAAAGGTGGTGAAAAGAAAAAATGGGATTTTTCAATTTTAGAAAGACGGTAGCAAAAGTAGTTACTGGTGTTAAAAGAAAACTTTATGATGGCATCTATTCTCAACAGATTCAAATAGCCCCTGATATGAATACGGCAGACTTTCTTAGGACCTACGGACAAAATGCATGGCTATTTGTTGCAGTCAATCGTATAGCTCAAAATGTTGGATCCAGTGAATGGAAAAGCTATAAAGGCGAAGTAGTTCAAGATAACAGTAAGGCTTTGGAAGTGCTTAAGCATCCTAATAGATTCATGTCACAGTATCAACTTCTATGGAAAACTTGCGCCTATCTTGATTTAACAGGTAAAGGATTTTGGTATATAGCAAAAGATGGTATTGGAAGACCTAAAGAATTATGGTGTCTTAATCCAATGGACATATACGTAAACCCTGATAAAGATAATTTTATAAAAGGTTATGTATATAAAGCTGGTGCAGTACAGATTCCTTTAAGTGTCGATGAAGTTATATTTTTTAATCTACCTGATTTATTAAATCCTTATACTGGCAAAGGTCCAGCACAGGCAGCGGCAAATGATTTAGAAATTTCTAAATATACAAATGTATTTGTAAAGAACTTTTTCTACAATGATGCAAAGCCAGCTGGCATCGTAACATTCCCAGAAATAAATGATGATGATTACGACAGAGCAAAAGAGGAATGGAATGATAAATATAAAGGTGTAGAAAATTCTAATAAAATGGCTTTTATAAGAGGTACCGGAGTAACATTTACACCGATAACAATGTCTATTAAAGACATGAATGTTTCAGCTCTTCAAGAATCAAGTAGAGATAGTATTCTTGGAGCATTTGGGGTCCCTAAAAGTATAGTTGGTATTACGGATGATGTTAATAGGAGCACAGCCGAAGCCGCTGAGTATACATTTGCTATGCATACAATTAAGCCAAGATTGCATTTGATTATGGATATTTTAAATAATGAATTTGTGCCTCTATTTGGGGAAGATGGAGAACTTAGATTCACTGACCCAGTACCCAAAAATAAAGATTTCGTAAAAGGAGTAGTCGACACACAAACAAATAAAACAATTACTGTAAATGAGTCAAGGGATGTGTTAAATAAACTCATGGGATGGAATTTACCACATATAGAAGGTGGAGATGTGATTTATCAAGCTATTAGCTTACAACCAATGGGAACGGCATTACCAGTGGCAGCGGCGGCAACAAATACAACACCATCAGTTGAAGATAAACCAACAGTTGATCCATCCAAAGGTGTTAAAAAAAAAGAATTTTCTAGAGTAGTAAGAAAGAAAATCATTAGAGAAATTAAAAAGAATAACGATACCAGACATCAAGAATTTATTAAAATGTCAACTCCACTTCAAGCTGACTTTGGTAGTATTATAAAATCTTATTTAGGTGACATGAAAAAAGAAGTTATTAAGAATGTATTGGATGGAAGTAAAGATCCTGTAGATTTGAGAATATGGAATAAACAATTACAGGATAAGACTGTAGCCCTTTATATCAAATGTTTTAATACTGGTGGCAAAGCTGTAGTTCAAGAATTTAAATCTATTGAAAATTATATACACAAAGACATAGGTATGAGTTTTGACATAAAAGATCCAAGTGTAAAAGCTAAAATTCAAAATAAGGTTTCTAAAATCACTCAAGTAAATGCAGATACTAAACAGAGAATCAAAGATGTAATTTCTAATAGCTATGATGAATCTGACGATGATAATGAAGCTTTTACTGTAAAAGCTATAGCTGAAAAAATTGGTGCTGAGAATTTTTCAGAGTTTTGCGAATCTCGATGTGCCTTAATAGCGCAAACGGAAGTACTAAGCTCATTAAATTCCGCAACAAATGAAACTTACAAACAAAATGCGGATATTTTGGACGGTAAATATTGGTTGGCTACTTATGACAATACAAGAGAGTCGCATTTAGAAGCTAGTCAAACTTATGATGAAAGCAATTCGATTCCTGTAACAGATCAATTCAGTGTAGGTGGAAATGATTGCGATTGTCCTGGTGATGATAGTTTGCCAGCTGACGAGGTTTGCGGTTGTCATTGTTGTATGGCTCCAAAAGTTAATGTATAAAATTGTTAAATAGTTATAAAAAATAAAAACATTGGAGGTTTTAATTACGTTATATCCTTTCGATAGAAAACAAGGTCACGCAATCCAAACAGATTCACCGGACACCACGCTACTACATGCATTCATTGCACATTTACAGATTCCTGCAACACTTGCGACTGTAGCAAATACTACTGGAATACATGCTGCTATAACGGATAATGCCACACAACAAATAATAAATACATCGATAACTAATCCAAGTGTACCAAGAAATATTACTGCAACCGCAGGTGGTACAGGAGCGAATATTACAGCGGTACAAGTTATTATTGCAGGCACCAGTTATGCCAACTTACCGATAACCGAAACTTTACAAGCGTTTACGGCAGCAACACCAGGAAGTGTAGCAGGAAGTAAAGCATTTAAAACAGTAACAAGTATTACAGTGCCCATTAACGGAACTGGGGTTACTACTGCAATAGGATTTGGCGAAATTTTAGGATTACCTTATAAGTTGGCACATAACACAGTGTTACTAGCATCTTTAAATAATGTGAAAGAAGCTATAGCTCCTACTGTTGTAGCAAGTTCTACAGCAATTGAAAGCAATACAATGAAACTTAATAGTACACTGAATGCATCTATAGTTGATGCTTATTTGATAGTTTAAATTTGGTATTAGGAGGAATTAAATGAACGATTTATTACAAAGAAGAGGGCTCGTAAAAATCAGTGATGATTTAATACGGAGAGATCCTGAAAGGGTAATGAAAATTTTAAAGGATATTTTAGTAGTAAAAATTGATAATGATTTTATGACAAGATCATTAACATATATGGCATATTCAAAACACTTTGATTTAATAGAAGATAGTTATTTCCCACCAATTTATGTTGCCACTGTCACTAGCCTTAGTCCTAAAGATTTTAAGACAGGAAATTTAGAAGTAAAGTGGACCAGAGAAAAAGAATACAGTGAAAAATCTGTTAAGGATATGCTTGAAGAATTAAAAAATGAAATTTGTGGCAAGAAACAATCGGTTTTTCTTGATGGTGAAGATAAAAGATTTAAATGAAATTAATGAGCGTATAAAATATAGGTTCTTTTTTTATGCCCATTTTAAAGGTGCTTAGGAGGTGAGAAGGTGGAAAAGCAGCTAAAACAATTTAATTTTGAAGTGAAAGTATTGGACCAAGCGAATCAAATCATCCAAATGATTGGTTCTACTGAGGACAATGACCGCGTGGGTGACAAGATGATCCTTGCGGGTGGGGATTTTAAGAATTTCCTATTAAATCCTGTAATTTTAGCAAATCATTGTTACGGTTACGATGAAAAAAGTTCAGTTATAGGCAAGGCCTTAGATATAAATATTGTTGGTTCTAAATTAATTTTTAAAATTCAGTTCGCCGATACACAAAACGGAAATGAATGGTTTTATTTATATGCAAATAAATTTATGAACGCATCAAGTATTGGATTTATTCCAAAAGAATATACACCAAATGACAAAGGTGGCGAAGATTTTACAAGTTGGGAACTCCTTGAGTTGAGCATGGTAGCAGTTCCCTGTAATCCCAATGCCGTTCAGAGGGCATTTAAAGAAGGTAAAATTTCAAAGAATTTATACAATCAAATAAATGAAGGTGAGGTTGAAAGCATGAAAGTAGAAGAAGTCCAAGCATTAGTTGAAAAAGCAGTAAATACATCGGTAAAAGCTTTAGAAGCAAAACACGCTACAGAATTAGAAGCAAAGGTAAAAGAAATTGGCGCCTTAGAACAACAACTTAAGGAACTTAAAGATTCAGCAGTGATTAAGACTGGCGCGGCACTTAGTAAAGCATCATGTGATTGTGTATCAAAAGCAATTACAGGAATTGCAGATCATTGTGCCACTTTAAAAGCTTTAATTACTACAGAAAACACACAAGATATTGACGGTGACAATGATGATGGAGACACAAAGGAATATTCAGAAGAAGAAATCCAAAAGATGGTAGCAGACAACATAGAAAAATTAAGCAAGGGGGTTAAATAATATGAAATTAACTAAGGAACAACTAAATGCAGTTATCGCAACCACTACAGAATCAGTATTGAAAGATAAGGGGCTTACAAATGTATTAAATAAATTGGTGTTCAGTGAAAAACCACCAGGTGAAATGGGAAAAGAGGAAAAAACTCTTAGATTTTTTATAGCAAAAATGGATAACAACAGAGCAGAGGTTGCAAAATATTGCGGCGGAATAGCAAAAGATTTATCGGGTAACATTTCAGGTAGTGGACTTGAATTGCTACCAACTGAATTCCATACAGATATTATAGACAGAGTTAAAGCTGACCCATTCGCGTTAAGAAATAAATGTTCAGTAATTCCAGTTACCAATAGAAACGGAACTTGGCCAGTAGGTTTGACAGGAATTTCTCTAGTCTATGAAGCCACAGATACTAACCCATTAACTCCAACCGCGCCAACGTTCTCAACTTTAGTTTATAGCGTTATCAGATTGGATGGAATGACTGCAATGAGTAGAGACCTTTTAGAAGATAGTCCAGTTGATTTATACGCGTACCTTACAAAACAATATGCAAAAGCGTTTGTTAAACAAGAAAATATATCTATTATGGTAGGTACTGGAACATTGCAACCACAGGGCATTATCAATGCTGTTAATTTAAATACAGTCCCATGCGTCAACGCAGGAAGTACAAATGTCCTTACCGCTGATGATATGGTTTCATTACCTTTTTCAATAGATGTTACATGGAGAGCTGGCGGTGCTTATTACATGAATACAGGAGCAATAAGACAGGCTAAATTATTTAAAGATTCACAGGGAAGGTATTTATGGGTTAATGGTGATATGCTTGCAGGCAAACCAGACACTTTTAATGGTTATCCTGTATTTGAATTTTCTGCTTTATTTCCTGAAAATTTAACTGTAAATTCCAAAACAACATGTAGTGAAATGGTATTTGGAAACTTAGATTACTATTTCTTATTCGACAAAATGGAAATGGGTTCAGAAATTAATACTCAATCGGATACAGCATTTAAGAACCATGAAGTACTCGTCAAATTTTGGGAACGTATCGATGGAAAAGCAAGCATAGGTCAAGCATTCGCTCTTCTAACTGGATTTTTAAAATAATCAGAATATAAGCTATGGGTTTATTCTTATAGCTTTTTATTTTTTTTAAAAGGAGTAACTATGAAAGTCAAAATTCTAACATTTATACCTAAAGAAGATACAGGCACGTGGGTAGATTTAAAAAAAGGCGAAATTATAGCACTAGATGATGAACTAGCAATGAAATTAATAAAAAATAAACAAGCAGAATGGGAAATTTAAGGAGGATTTATTATGATAAAGCATATAAAATTTATAAAACCACTCGAAAGGTATCGTATAGATGATGTTGCAAATTTTGATGAAGCTATAGCTGACAAGGTAATAGCCCAACAATATGCGGTTGAAGTAAATGTTGATAATGTAAAAATTGATGATACAAAGATTGATTTAAAAAAATAGGTAGGTGGTACAAATGCCTTTGTGCACAATTGCAAATGTAAAAAGTTATCTTGGAATTAGTCAAACTGATAGCAACGAGGATGATTTAATCACTTTACTAATTGGGAGTACGCAAGCACTAATAGAAACTTACTGTCATAGACACTTTGATGTAGCATCGTATGTAAGCGAGCAACACAATATAAATCATAAAATATTTCCAAGAGAATCTCCAATAATATCGGTAGAAAACATCATGCGATTAAGTGACGATTGCATAGATTATAGAATTTATAATTCTTATATTGACCTTTTAGATTATAAATTTATGACAATGGGCAACAGGCTTAAGTATTGTAACAATGAAGAAAGTTATGTTGAAATTTCTTATACTGCAGGATATAAAACAATGCCCACTGACTTGAGTTTAGCAGCAATTAAACTTGTTGCTCTTGAGTATAAAGATAGTACTGAGGATCGTATAGGCCTTATTTCTCGTAGTGAAGGCGCAGAAAGCGAAAGCTATGTTGCAAAAGGAATAGACTCAGAAATGCCACTTAGTATTTCAGCGGTATTGGACAGATACAAACGAGTAAGCATATGAGAAAAGATATTGTTAATATTCTTATTGCTAGTGTTTCAAAAGATAATACAGGTCGAGAAGTAAAAAAATGGCTCATCAATGATATTGCTAGTGGAAGTTTTCAGCCAGTTAAATATGTAGCTGGATTTAAACCTTTTGGAATAACTGATAAAACAAGTAATGTTTTTTATTGTAAGGATATCGAACTTATGAAAAGGTATTATTTGCCTAAAACTGATTCTAACCAATTTAATGTAACTTATATGATTGGATTTAGTGATAACCAATATATTATAGATTCAATTTTACCTTATCCACGACATCTAGAAATTTATTTAGAGTTGGTGACATAAATGTCTGAAAGCATAGATGAAGCTATTGCAAATTGGATAAAAAGAGTTGAAGCAAAAGTTAACGAAGTGACTTTGATTGCTGATAAAGCAGTTTTAAAAGCCGCTTTTTTTTGCGAGGGTGAAGCTAAAAAGAATGCAATGACTATGATTTATAATGTTTCAATCCCTGTTGATAAGGACGGAAAAGCAATGTGGAAAAGAACAGGATTATATAAGGCTAGTATCGGAAGCGGACTTGACCCGGATAGTTCTCATAGTGCAATAGTTTATAATACTGCTCCTTATGCTTCAAAAATTGAGTATGGCAGTAGTGATGCCCCTGGTGCTGAAAGTCCAGGCATGCAAGGTAGACCAGTAATGACTAATAGTGTATTTAATAATAAGCCACAAATCAAAAGTATTATAGAAGCTTATTTGAAGGAGGTCGTAAAATGATTGATAACAATGCAGAGGTTTGTGCAATTTTATCTCTGGTTGGAACTACTTATTTTCAGTACCCGACATCATTTGCTACCTTCCCCATAATAAGTTATTGGGATAGCGGACATGAAGCCGACGGATTTTATGATGGCAAATCAACAGTAGATAAACCAGAGATTACAGTAGATGTATGGGAAAAAGAAGACCCCCTAACTGGGGCTTTAATTAAAATTCATGCTCAAATGGATAGTGCAATGAGGGCACATGGGTTTATAAGAGCTAATCCAATTGTCGGGACATACGAAACTGATACCCACGTATACCATTATCAAGGAAAATATAAAAAACTTTATGAAGAAATAGATTAAATAATTAATAAAGGAGATGTTTTATTTGTCAAATTTTATATCTGTAGACAAACTATATTATGCAGTAATGGCAGCCAACAGTGATGTCCTACCATTACCAACATATGCAACACCAAAACCAATAATTGGTGCAGCGAAGATTCAAGTTGATCCAACAAATAATAAAGTACCATACTACGGTGATGGTGTGAATATTGAAACAGCACAAACTATAACGACAGGTAAAGTCGTTATACAAAGTAGCTCACTCACTTTAGCAATATGCGCCGACATGTTTGGTCATACTTTAGATGGGCTGGGGGGATTAATTTATAACAGAAATGATGTTGCTCCTTATGTTTGCATTTTTTATCGGAGAACTAAAGCTAATGGGAAATTTAGATATGTTAAATTGCTAAAATGTATGTTTGATGACCCAAGTGATGCAGCTGCAACTGCAAACGCATCCGTAACACCCCAAGATGATACATTGAATGGTTCTCTTTTTTCAAGAAACAGTGATGGAAATTGGAAAAAAGTTGTTGATGATGAGGCCGTTGGTTATGTAGATGTAAGCTCAACATTCTTCAATCAAGTCGATGGAGCAATTGACGTTGTGGCTCCGACTGTAACACTTACAGTTCCAGCAGCGGGTGCAACCGCAGTTTCAGTCGCTACAACTTTTGTATGGACATTGTCTGAAAGTATCATCCCTTCGACAGTTACACCTCAAAATTTCTACCTTATCAAAGATTCTGATGGAAGTATAGTAGGCGCAACAGTAGCTTATAATGATGCAGCGAAAACAGTAACATTAACACCTACGGTAGCATTGAGTGCAGCAAGTAAATACTTAGCAATGGTTGATGCAGATGTAACGGACTTAGCAGGCAATCACATTGTATCAATTAGTAAAATATTCACAACTGCTTAAGCTTAATAGAGGGAATAATCTTCCCTCTTATTTAAATTTGAAAGGAATTGATTGTAGATGATAATAAAATTAATTATAGATGATAAAGAAAGAACCTTTAATACTGGTTTTATAAGTGGTAAAAAATTAAGAGACACGATGGCCATGAGCGAGGAAATGGAAGGAAAGCAACAAGATACAAAGACACTTGATGAAATGGTGGATTATGTTGTGGATTTATATAAAGATCAATTTACCAGAGATCAATTTTATGAAGGAACTGCATCTGATAAAGTTATAAGCACATTTACAGACTGTATCGAAAGTGTTACAGGCAATTTAAAAAATAAATCTGAATTAATAGCAGTAGCAGATCATAAACCAAAAAACTCTTAGAGGGGGAGACTAAAAAGTTTTCCCCTATTAAATTTATATATGAACTTTATGAATCTTTATTGTATAGGATTGAAACTGATGAAATGGGTAACACACGTAAAATACCATACATGACGTTGAATGAAATTGACGAAATGGATATATTTTATTGGCTAGATTTAAAAATTTATGAATTGAAAATGCAAGATATAGAAACTACGAGATCCTATGATGCTAACGGATTATAAAGGTAGGTGAACAAAAAATGAGTGATGAATTGGCATTACGAATACCAATAACGGCAGATACCTCAAGTATGTCACGTGCAATGGATGATATGAAAAGTAAAGTAAGTAACTCAATGGGACAAATGAAAGATGCCATGGGTGCAGTTGGTTTGGCTACGGTTGGATATCTAGCTGGTGCAATTAGTAGCGCAACAAAAGCGCAAGAGTCAACAGATGCACTAACAACTAAATTAAAAAACCAAGGAGACACAGCCGGTCAAGCAAAAGAAGGAATTAATGCGTTTACTAGTGGTGTCGAAAAAATGTCTATATACAGTAAAGGCGATGCAAAAGCGGCCCTTGATACTTTGATAACTAGACACGTATCTCTTAAAGAAGCGTTAAAAGATCAAACCGGAATAACAGAACTAGCATCTGCTAAAAACATAACTCTTAAAGAAGCAGCAGATCAAGTAGCAAATGCTGAAAATGGAAGAATGGGCGGACTTGTAAAGCTTGGGGTAGTGACAAAAGAAGAAGTTAAAAACGGTATTAGTATGGATGAAGTTAATAAAAGACTTAATTCAAGCTATAAAGGTATCGCAGAGGGTAAAATGAAAGACCTTCCTGGTCAAATAGCACTCATGCATAGAAGCTTTTCAGATTTTACTACTTCTATAGGGCTAATATTGCTACCAACTATAACTAAGTTAGGTTCTGTATTTGGTGATATTGCAAGTAAGATAGATAACATAGATGCGCCTACAAAGAAAATTATAGCCGGTGTATTGGTAGCTACGGCTGTGTTTGGAACATTAATTGGTGGATTAGGAGTCGCACAAAAAGTTATGGGAATTTTAAGCCCGGCCATAAAAGGCGTAGGGCTTGCACTTGAAGGGATGGTTTGGCCTGTTATGGCAGTAATCGCAGTAATTTCATTATTTACAGTCGTATATACTAAAAACTTTGGTGGTTTTAAAACATTCGTAAATAATGTATTTGGAAGCGTTGTAAGTTTATTTAATGCGTTTAAAGCGGCGATTTCAGGGGGTGATGTAGGCTCCCCGCTAGCAAAAGCATTTGGTAAAAATACAGCTAGCATAAAAGTTGTTATTCAAGGCATAGTAGACGTTGTAAAAGTGTTTATAGATGTTTTAACTGGAAACATGAAAAAAGCCGAGTCCGTACTAGATAGTTGGGGTGGTGACTCTGACGAAAGGATGAGAGGATTTATTTTAACTGTCGGCAAGGTAGCTATAGTTATAAAAGATGTAGTAGGAACTGCTATATCTGATTTAAAAATAGTAGTCGATTGGGTAACATCACATTTGCCAACAATGCAACAGATATTTAATGATGTAATGGCAGGTATAAAAGTTATTTGGGAAACTATTTTAAAACCAGTTTTAGATTTAATAGTGGCTGCTTTTCTTGCGGTAGTCAATTGGGTAAAAGATAATTGGAAAACGATTCAAGATATATTCAAATCAGTATTTGACGGAATTGTGACAATTTATAATAGTATATTGAAACCATTATTAGCATTTGCAATAGATGGATTCAAATCAGTGGTTGATTGGGTAAAAACAAATTGGCATGAAATTTCAGACACTATAAAAACTGTTTTTGATCTTGTAACCTCTATAATAAAAATTGCTTTAGAAGTTGTGCTTGGAGTAGTAAAAGACGCTATGGCAATATTAGAACCAGTTTGGCAGGCAGCATGGAATATTATAAAAGATGTTGTACCTCCAATATTTAAATTAATTGAAGATGGGATTGGAGCAGCTATAAAAGTTATTGGTGATGTTATAAAAGTAGCTATGGATATAGTCAATGTTCATTGGGGCGATGCTTGGAAAAGTATTTGCAAATTGGCAAAAGATATATTTGGTGGAATGGGGAAAATAGTTAATGATGAATTAGATATTGTAGGTGGAATATTCAATGCAATAGTTACAACTGCCATAGGTTGGGGTAAGGATATGATTGGTGGAATTATAACTGGTATAAAAGGTGCTATTGGAGATATTGAGAGTGCCGTTGGTGATGTAGTTGATGCGGTTACAAACAAATTTAAAGAACTATTCGGTATACATTCTCCAAGTAAGGTTATGCAAGATATAGGTGGATTTTTGACATCTGGATTAATTAAAGGTTTATCCGCAAGTGATATAGGTTCACATGTTTCTGGATTAATAAGTGGTATGAAAGGTGATTTTGCAGCAGTAAAAGATTTTTTTAATAATGTTGGCGCTGGTAGTGGAATGAGTGCGGCAGTTGTTGGACAAATCAAACAGGCGATGTCAATGTTAAATATTCCAATGCAGTATTTGCCGGGATTAGAAACTATTGCAATGAATGAAAGTACAGGAGATGTAAATTCTATTAATCTTTGGGATAGTAATGCAAAAGCAGGGCATCCAAGTCAGGGATTATTCCAAACAATACCTTCTACATTTGCAGAGTTTAAAGTATCTGGCCATGATAATATAAATAATGGATTAGATAATAGTTTGGCTGCAATTAGATATATGATTTCCAGATATGGAAGTATATCAAATGTACCGGGGTTAAAGGCGCTAAGCGCAGGCCAAAGATATCAAGGTTATGCAATGGGAACGTTTCATTCAGATCAAGGCCTTGCATGGACTGGTGAAAATGGTCCTGAATTATCATGGAAGAATAGCGGAACAGGAATACTTGATAGCGTAAATAGTAAGGCACTATTAAATATACCAGGAGTACTTCAAAATTTAACTAATGAAATTAAAAATATGTCTAATGGTAACAGTAAAGGGAATGGTGTAACTCAATATATTGAGGTTAACAGTCCAACTGCTTTGACACCAAGTGAGACAGGAAGACAAGTTAAAAGAGCAACACAACAGTTAGCAATGCAGTGGTAAAAGGGAGTGAAATATGCAACTTATATATACAAATTCTTCAGGTGGGAGTATCACTTTAGCATATTCTCGCCCTTTTTTTATAGAGCAAATTGATGGAACAGGAGCAGTTCAGAATATTTTAAATACTCAAAAGGGTGTTAATCAAGATGGGGTAACACTTTTGAGTAAGGATTTGGACATTAGACAAATAACACTTCAGGGAACTATATTAGCATATTCAAAGCTTGAAATTATGAACTATAGAAAACAAATGATCCAAGCTTTTAATCCAAAACTTAGCGGAACACTGACATATATTTATGAAGGTGGACAGAAAATAATACCATGCGAAATATATATGGCACCAGTATTCTCAGGTATAAATTTTATAAGTGAAAAATTATTAATTACATTAAATTGTATGAGTCCATATTGGGAAGACTTGGAGCAGATAAGAGCAGACATAGCACTTTGGGTAGGTGAGTTTGAATTCCCATTGGAGATAGTTTCTAGTGGTATCGAAATGGGAATGAGGCAACCTTCATTAATAGTAGATGTAGATAATACTGGGGATGTAGAATGTGGTATGGTAGTTCAATTTACTGCGTTAGCTGCATTAACTAATCCTTCATTATTAAATGTAAATACACAGGAATATATAAAAATTAATAAAACTATGGTTGCTGGTGAGGTCATAAATATAAGCACTGGTTTTGGAAATAAAAGAATTACAAGTTCTTTAAATGGAATAACAACTAATGCCATTAATTTTATTGATTTAAACTCAACATTTTTACAACTTAGTGTAGGTGATAACTTATTTCGCTATAATGCGGATACTAATATAGATAATTTGGTTGTAGCATTATATTTTACACCTCAATATTTGGGGGTGTAATATGAATATTTATGTATTTTCAAGAGGTATAAGTTTCTTAGGTGTGATTGATAACTACAGTTCACTCATTTGGCAACGAAAATTTAATGTTTTTAGTGAATTTGAATTACATTGTCCTTTAACAATAGATAATTTAAATTTACTAGTTAGAGAAAATATTATATGTAAAAGCGATGATACACAAGAAGCTGGATATATAAATTATAGAGAATTACAACAAGATAATCTAGGGCAAGAATTTTTGGTGATTAAAGGAAGATTTTTAAATTCTTATTGTGACAGAAGGATTATTTGGTCTCAGGAATTACTTAATTGTACTTATGAAGTAGCAATGAGAACTTTGGTAAATGATCAAGCTATTAATCCAATAGACACTAGTAGAATATTGACTAATTTACAGTTAGGAACATTAAAAAATTATACTGACGTTGTTAGTTATCAAGCCATTTATACTAACTTATTTGATGAATTAATAAATTTAACTAATTCAAGTAATTTAGGATTTAGAATTTTATTAGATGCTGTAAATAAAAAGTTGAATTTTGATGTATATAAAGGTTTGGATCGAACTGCAGGACAATCAATTAATCCACGTTGTATATTTAGCACAGAATTTGAAAATGTTTTATCTCAAGATTACATTAGTAGTACCAATAATTTGAGTAATGTTGATTTGGTTGGTGGTGTCGGTGAGGGCTCTGCAAGAAAATTAGTTACAGTTGGAGTTGCTACTGGATTAGATAGATTCGAAATGTTTACAGATGCAAGTTCTATAAGTAATGTAAATTCAGATGACCAATCAATTATTGATGATAGTGTATATTTGCCTATGTTGGAAAGTAAAGGTGCAGCAGACTTAGCTTTAACAAGTGATATAAATACCTTTTCTAGTGTAATTAATGTAAAAGGTAATCTAAAATATAAAGTTGATTATGATTTGGGGGATATAGTAACCTGTATTAATAAAAAATGGGGAATAACAATAGATACACCAATCATTGAAATTGACGAAACTTATGAAGAAACAGGATTGCAAATCAGTATAGTATTTGGTAATTTAATTCCAACCTTGATACAAAAAATCAAACAATTAATATAAGAAAGGATGTGATACTTTGGAGAAATCAAGTTTTTTTAATAGTGTTAATCATGATAGATTATATCAAGCGAGTGATTTTGCTAATTACTTCAATTCGTTAATTACAAATGGCGTATTCCCTAATCCTAGCACTAATTTACAAGTTTTATCTAATGGTAATATGACGGTAATAGTTAAGCCTGGTAAGGCATGGATTAATGGACATTGTTATTACAATGATAGTGATTTAATTAAGGCTATAGAGGTTGCTGATGGTATTTTAAGCAGAATAGATAGAATAGTAGTAAGATTTGATACTACAGGCAGAATAATCACTACAGTAGTAAAAAAAGGTACATTTGCAAGTTCACCAGTTGCACCAGTATTACAAAGAGATTCCAACTTTTACGAACTTGCTTTAGCTGATATTTTAATAAGTAATGGTGCTACAAGTATTATTCAATCTAATATTACAGATCAACGTTTCAACACTAGCTTATGTGGCATTGTAAATTCTTTAATTACAGCAGATAGCACAACTTTATTTGCTCAATATACTGATGAATTTAATATATGGTTTGCTAATATACAGACTCAACTAGGTAATGATGTTGCTGGTAATCTGCAAAATGAAATAAATTCACTTGCTGGTACTGGAAGAACTACAGAAACGATTAAGGGTAATGCTGATAATATAGCAACAAATGTCTTAAATATAAATAACCATATTATTGATAATACAAAACATGTTAATCAATCTTTACTAAATATTATAGGTGATTCTGGAAGGTATCAATCACAAGCTAACTTTGATGGTAGTGAAACCTATAGTGGTGCAGTTTTTGATAGTTTATCAAGCGTTTTGTTAGGGTTTAAAGACGGTTCACAAGTTACTCCAACACTACCGAGCACTACAAATGTAGGTCAAACAGCACAATTGGGTATAAAAATTCATATACCTAATGCTATACCAGCTATAAAAGTTGTACTTAGTCCTTATACCACTGGAGCAACTAGATTACAGTTGTTAAATAGTTCAAAAACCTTATTGTCTACGATTGATATAACCGGTAAAAGTTCGGTTATTGTACCATATAGTTTTAGTGCAAGCAATGATTATTATATTCTGGCGGATAATAATGGTTTAGTTTATACGGCTTCTAATGCATCTGTTACTTATCCATTTAATTCAATAGATGTTAATGTCGTTGGTGGGATCGCGGGTACTACAGATCTTACAACTACTACTTATAACATTGCATCTGTAACAGCGCAATTACCTACAACGACAGGAACAGTCATAAAATCTTTTTCACCTTCAGACATTGATGTGTATGGCAATTTAAAATACACACAAGTCTTGAATACCAATAATACTATTGTATGTGATGTTTTAAAAGCTGACGGAATAACAGTATTAAAACCGAATGTATCTTCAATGGTAGATTTAAGCACTGTAGATAAAATTGCTAATCCCACAATTAAAGTTAGATGGACATTAAGTAGAATAGCGATAACAGATGCAAGCCCTACTGTGAGTATTCCGAGCGTTACATGGGAGGGCAAGGATGTTAAAGTACAAGTAGCACAAGCAACATTTACAGATACAACTACATCAATTGCCGCTAATACTACTTATACGAAAACTATTCCGTTGGGGTTTAATGCCACATTTGGTAGACTTCACATAGTTGGCAATTCCCCTTATAATTCAGCATATAGTGGAATTATAATCGAATTTGATACAATCCCTAATAATGCAATTGCATCATTAGCATCTAATAATGGAGTAACTATGTCGTATTCTAGAAGTAGAGCTGGATTTGTATGTGACGCTAGTAATGGGATAGCTAGTAGTCCTTATTTACAAATTTCTGGATGTTATATATCTGGTTCAAATTTAATAATTGTATTTTTTAATATGAATTCATCAAATGCAGTAACGTTACAAATTTGCAAGGCTAGATGGGAGGTAACTGCTTAATGAAAACCATAATATATAGAATATCAAATTTACAATGTGTAGGTGTAGTTGATGAAAATACTACTTTAGAATGGCAATTGAAAAACAATGTTATAGCTAATTTGGGTGGGGTTGTTGTTGACTATGCAGTAATTGAAACTAATTTAGACAATATTGAATTACAATTAGTAAATGGGGTAGTTACAGTAGTTGAAAAAATTATAGACCCAGTTATTCCGCCACTAACAGATATGGAACTAATGCAAATACAATTAGATACAACACAGGCAACGGTCTTAGACAATCAAAATATGATAAATATGTTAATGGGGGTATAAAAAATGAGTTTAGTATATTGTAATTATTTCTTGGGTTGCTGGAAAGTTAATCCTAGTTTTACGACCACTAATTTAGACAATGCGGTCACTAAAGGATATATAACTTTAGATGAAAAGATATCTATTGAAGCAACACCCAAGTTTGGTTCGATAACACCATCAGCACCAAGTGTAACCTCTAGCGACGTTGATAATACCATTGTAGGTATAGATGATACAATGGAATACGCAATTGATGGAGCAACAGTATATACAGTTTACAATTCAACAACTCCACCGAACTTAAGCGGAGACCATACAGTTAACGTAAGAGTATCAGCAATTAAATATACGAGCAACGTAAGTTTAGATACAACACTAACATTTACAACCAATGTGACGGTTTAGTAAAATACTGTGGTATAACCATTGAAATTCAAAGTACGGACAATGTTCATCGAAAAATGAATAATACAGTATTTAGTTTACAATTATAGAAATATAATGATGTAAAAATATGTATAATATGCTGCAATTTTTGTAGAGATAGGTCGAAAGGGTATAAATATGAACTTGGTAAATATAATTATTAGATGAATTAATTATTTAATCAGTGGGCAAACTATTTTAGGGTGATGATGTATGGACGGAAAAGGGCTATTAAATGAGGTTTTCAATAAGGTTGCTAATGCAAATAATGAACTAATACAAATATGGATTTCACATATAGTTTTTAGTTGGAGATGGTGGTTAGCATTAGTATTAACTATTATACCTTGGATTGTATGGGTTAAAATTAGAGATAAGCAAAATACTGTAAGACTAATGTTTGTGGGACTAATTGTTGTGATATCAACAGATACTTTGGATACTATCGGGCTTTCCTTTCATTTATGGCATTACGATTGGACATTATTACCGTTTATATCTGAAATTGTCCCTTGGGATTTCACTTTATTACCCGTTGCAGTAATGCTTTTTTTACAGTTCAAACCTAAAGTTAATGTTTTCATAAAAGCAATGTTATTTGCCTTTATAAGTGCTTATATCGTTGAACCCCTATTTTATTACATAGGATTATATGATATGAACAATTGGAAATATATATATTCATTTGTTATATATATACCTTTGTTTTTCATTTTCAATTATATATATAAGTGTAAACTTCTTAATAAAGAGGATAATTCATAATATTATCATTAGACGTCACAAACAATAAAAGTTTGTGGCGTTTTTAGTTGTGACGACTTAGGAAAATATGTCGACGTCAGCGTTATATTTAAATAATAAGATATAGGCACTCGAAAGGGTGTCTATTTTTAACACAAATGAAAAGTTGCAGTAACACTGATTTTATAATGTGCCCTG